ATTTGTAGATGTAAATACAAGCGCAGTAAATGTAGGGTTACCGTATAAAGAAATAAGTTTTGTAAATAAAGGTACTGATAGTTTTTTCGCTTCTGTATTCAATCAATTAAATAATAGGGAGTACGGACAATTAGACTATAAAGGAGAAGAAAATTTAAACTGGGAGGGTTCAATATACAAAGTAGAACTTCCTTTTGAGCATTTGTTATACGAGAGATTATATGACGGAGATACTTCAACCTTGACTTCTGTACAATGGGGGTGGATGACAGACGATAATCAAGAATCGTATATCGGTGCGCCATTATTACATTATGTAGATAGGCAAACCTTTAGCCCGTCACCAACTTCAACTTATATAAGTTTTAGAGATACCGAAACAACAAGAAGCGGTTTATACAATTATTATATACCTTTAAACTCAAACAACACTTCGGGTACAGGGCAGTCTTTAAATTTCTTTCCTGAAATTGACGAGTATTCTTTAACAGTAAACATTGAAACTCTGTTTAATAATTATTATGTAAATTATATAAAAGATGTTTTTAATAGTAAAAGAAGATTAACAAAATTAAAAGCCTTTTTGCCTTTAAGAATATTATTAAATTTTAACCTTTCAGATAGGTTTGATATTAACGGACAAAGGTATAAAATTAACTCAATCACTACTAACCTAAAAACAGGCGAAAGCGATTTAGAATTATTAAACGAAGTATGATACAAAATATATTAGAAATGCTGAAGATAGCAAACGGAGAAACGGAAAACATTCGTATTGCACAAGGTAAATATAAGTTACCCGAAACATTAAAGGAAACATACAATCAAATCAAAACAGAGATAAAATGGCAAAAAAAATAACAATAGACTTAGAAGCCAAAACGGATAAGGCTATTGCAGAGATTGACAAACTTGGAAAAGAAGTTAAGGATGTAAATAAACAAGTCGTAAAAGGCAACAAAGAAACCCAAGAATCTTATAACGAACTTTCACAGGGGGTTGATAAATATACTGGTGGTGCGGTTAGTGGATTTAAAAATATTGTTGGGTCGGTTGGAAAGGCAATTAAAAGTTTTGGTGTTTTAAAATTTGCGATTGCAGCAACTGGTATTGGGTTACTCGTTACAACAATAGCTTCATTAAAGGCTGCCTTTACTGCTTCTGAAGAGGGTCAAAATAAGTTCGCTAAAATAATGACACAAATCGGGGCTATTACTGGCAACGTTATAGACTTACTAGCCAACTTTGGAGAGGGATTGTTTGCGGCAGGAAAAGCAATGACAAGACTTGTAAAAGGAGATTTTAAAGGTGCATCGGAGGCGTTTGCAGAAGTAGGGGAAAACATTAACCAAGTTGTAGAGGGTGTAAAAAACTTCGGAGAAGAAACTAAAAAAGAAATAAAACTTGCAGGAGATATTGCGGATGCAAGGGCAAAGGCAGACAAAGCCGAAAGGAAATTAATAACCGATAGAGCAGAAGCAAATAGGCAAATTGCAGTATTAAGAGAAAAAGCAGTTGATAAGGAAAATGTCTCTGTTGAAGAAAGAATAAAAGCCTTAAAGGAAGCGGGAACAATTAACGATGAAATTGCAGCCCAAGAAATCAAAGCAGCACAATTAAGGTTTGAGGCTAAAAAACTAGAAAACTCGTTATCAAAAAGCACTAAGGAAGATTTAGATGAACAGGCAAGACTACAAGCTCGTTTAATCGAACTTGAAACAAACAGAGTTAATACACAAAAAAGATTAACAACTGAAATAACTACTGCGATAAGAGAAGAAGAAGCTGAAAGAAAAAGAATTGAGAGCGAGAGAACCGCTGAGGAAAAAGCAAAAGCAAAAGAACAAGAGGAAAAAGAAAAAATTGAAAAAGAGAAAAAGGCTAAAGAAGAAGAAGACAGAAAAGCGAAAGAGTTAGCGGATTTTGAAGAAAAGAAAGCACAAGTACAAAGAGAAATTGAACTTGACAAAGAAAAAATTCAAAGTAAACAAATGGTTTTAGATGCAATTTCACAATTTGCAAGTGCTGAAACAGGAATTGGGAAAGCCTTACTTATTGCAAAACAAGCTCTTGCATTAAAGGAAACCATAATGGACTTAAAAAGAATTACTTTTAAAGGAGCGGAAGCGGTAGGACAAGCAGGGGTAAGCGCAGCCCAAAACGTAGCTGAATCCTCTAAAATTGGTTTTCCTCAAAACATTATAACAATAGCAGCAGCAATAGGGCAAGGAATAGGAATCATAAAGTCTGTTAAAAGCGCAGTATCAAAAACAAAAGCTAAAGCAACTGGGGGAGGTTCAACTGGTGTATCAACTCCAAGTGCAGCAACTCCGTCACAACCTCCTCAATTTAATATAGTAGGCGCAGGGGGAACAAATCAACTTGCAGAAGCTATTGGAAGCCAAGAGAAACAACCAGTAAAAGCCTATGTAGTATCGAATGACGTTACTACTGCACAATCAATGGATAGAAATATTGTAGAGGGCGCATCAATTTAAAATGCAAAATTAACAATTAATTACGTTATATAGTTATGAAGATAATCGAACTCATTTTAGACGAAAACGAAGAGTTAAACGGAATTGAAGCAATATCTATTGTTGAAAGCCCAGCGATTGAGGAAGATTTTATTGCATTAAAAAGCGATGAAATAAAACTTGCCGAAGTATCAAAAGAACGTAGAGTATTAATGGGAGCATTATTAATACCTAACAAGCCTATATATAGACGCAATGGAGAAGATGAATATTATATATACTTTTCTAAAGATACGGTCTTAAAAGCCTCCCAAATGTATCTAATGAAAGGCAATCAAAACAATAGTACGCTTGAACATCAATACAGTTTGAGTGGCTTGTCTTTGGTTGAATCTTGGATTGTTGAGGATGAAGTACACGACAAATCAAGAAAGTACGGAATGGAAGTGCCAGTAGGAACTTGGATGGGTACGGTAAAGGTAAACAACGACCAAGTGTGGGAAGAATTTGTAAAAACACAAGCGGTTAAAGGTTTTTCAATAGAGGGTTATTTTGCTGACAAAATGGAGCGACCCAAAGAATCTTTAAAAGAAGAATTAACGGAAGAAAAAGAAGCCGAACAATTATTGTCTAAAATTAAAAACATTCTAACAAATGAGTAAGGCTTGTTACTGTAAAGATACAAACACTTATTCAATAGATTGTTGCGATGATACATTATGGGCGCAGGGAATAGGTAGAACACAGGCAACAGGTCAAATAATACCCGATAACTTTTTAGCTAAAGAGGTAGGGGATTTAATTTTAAAAGAAGATTTAACTAAAATAATAGTATAATGGCGAATACTAAAATATCACAATTACCGATTGCAACCAATCCAACAGGAGAGGAATTGATACCAATAGTACAAAGCGGAGATACTAAACAATTAAAAGTTAGTCAAGTTGTTAATTATATTGTACCTACATCAATAACCTTTCAAGCAGACCTAACAATAAATTTAAGTGATTCAGCTTATGATAATTCAGAAATGATTCGTTTAAGTTGGACTGGCACAACAGGAACTGGTATTTTAAACTTACCCGATGCAACTCAAAACGTAAATAGAGTAATGCGGTTTATTTCAAATGGTGGGTTTACAAACGCAACAAAAGTACATTTAACTCCAATTTTAGGACAAACTATTGACGGAAGCACTTCTTTTTATAACATAAATAAAGAGTACGAGGGAATACAAGTTTGGAGTGACGGTGTTCAATGGTTTATCATTCAAAAGAAAGCATAAAACAAAAATGCAAAATATAAATTAAAAATCGTTATATAATTATGAAACCAATGGAAATGCTAAAAGAAATCAAAACACTTTTGGGCGTTGAGGAAACTAAAGAAGTTTCTTTAGCTCAAATGAAGTTAGAAAATGGGACTGTCTTAGAGGCAGAATCATTCGAGGCAGGAAAAGAAGTTTTTATTGTAACCGAAGACGAAAAAGTTGCCTTACCAGTAGGGGAATATGAGTTGGAGGACGGAATGAAACTGACTGTAGTAGATGAGGGAATTATCGAATCAATCGGACAAGCTGATGAAGTTAAAGAAGATGAAGCCGAAGAAGAAGTAGAAGAAGTAGAAGCAGCCGAAGAAGAAAAAGTTGAAGCTGAATATGCTACTAAAGAAGAACTTGCAGAGGTTAAGTCTATGATTGAGGAAATTAAAGCAATGCTTGAACCTAAAGAAGATTTGAGCGAAGAAGTAAAAGAAGACGAACTTTTAAAAGAAGAATTGTCAGCTCCCGCTTCTGAACCTTTAAAACACAATCCCGAAGCTAAGGAAAAACAATCATTGAATTTGTACGGTCAAAAACGACCACAAACCACAATGGATAAAGTATTAAACAAAATTATAAACAACTAAAATAAATTTATTATGTCTAAACCAGTTATTACAAGTACTTATGCAGGAGAGTTTGCAGGAAAATATATTTCCGCTGCCCTTTTGAGTGGTGCTACAATCGAAAACGGAGGTATTGAAGTAAAACCTAACGTTAAATTTAAAGAAGTAATCAAAACCGTTTCAACAACTGGTTTGATTGCTGATGCAACTTGTGATTATACAGACGCAGGAACTGTAACACTTAATGAAAGAGTTATCGAGCCCGAATCTTTCCAAGTTAACCTTACACTATGTAAGAGCCAATTCCATTCAGATTGGGAAGCAGTATCAATGGGATATTCCGCATTTGATTCTTTGCCTCCAAGCTTTAGCGAATTTTTGATTGCACACGTTGCAGGAAAAGTTGCTGAAAAAACAGAGCAAAACATTTGGAGTGGTGTTGATGCTAACGCAGGGGAATTTGACGGACTTGTTACTTTGGCTACTGCTGATGCTACTGTAATTGACGTTGTAGGAACTACTGTAGATGCTGCTAACGTAATTGCTGAACTTGGAAAAATCGTTGATGCTATTCCTAGCAGCCTTTATGGAAAAGAAGACCTTTACATTTATGTTTCACAAAACATTGCTAGAGCCTATGTACGTGCTTTAGGTGGATTTGCTGCAGCAGGATTAGGTGCTAATGGTGTGAATGCACAAGGTACACAATGGTGGAATAACGGAGCATTATCTTTTGACGGTGTTAAATTGTTTGTTGCCAATGGACTTGCTGATAACACTGCAATGGCTTGTCAAAAATCAAATATTTTCTTTGGAACTGGACTTCTCTCAGACCACAACGAAGTAAAAGTATTGGATATGGGAGACCTTGACGGTTCTGACAACGTTCGTGTAGTTATGCGCTTTACCGCAGGAGTACAATACGGAATCGGTGCTGATATCGTTCTTTATTCTTAATAATTAATTAACCAATAAAATAGGGTAGGTGGGTTGTTTGCCTACTTACCCTTTTTTTATTTAAAACCTTAAAAATATGGCTTGTGTATTAACAACTGGTAGAAAAGTACCTTGCAAATCGGCAGTAGGTGGAATAAAATCCGTTTACTTTGCTGACTTTGGAACTTTGGGTGCTGCTACTATTTCATCGGGAGAGATTACTGCATTTGCAGGAACTCCCACTTGGTTTGAATTTGATGTAAAAGGAAATTCAAGTCTTGAAACAACCGTAAACTCTTCAAGAGAAAACGGAACAACTTTTTATACTCAAACTCTTAACTTGACTTTAACATTTTTGGATAAAGCAACACAAGAGGAATTGAAACTATTAGCTCACGCTAGACCTCACGTAGCGGTTGAAGATTACAACGGAAATTTCTTTCTAGTAGGTCTTGAACACGGAGCGGAGGTTACTGGTGGAACAATCGTAACTGGTGCTGCTATGGGAGATTTAAGTGGAATGACTTTAACTTTTGAAGGTCAAGAAACTGCTCCAGCTTATTTTGTAGTATCTACTGTTATTACTGATGATGCTTCGGCAACACAAATTGACCCAACTGCTTAATTAGTTTTTATTGATTGAAAAAGGCACTCTATTAAAGGGTGCTTTTTTTTTGTAGTTATATTAGTACAAAATTGATTAAATATTACGTTATATATATATGAAACATCTTACAACATCAACAGATGCACAAACTATAAAAATTATTCCTAGAAGCTACGTTACAAGCGCAACTTTAAAATTAAGGGACGATTCAACTAATACAGAGGTTTCTTATTCTGTTACCCCTACAATAGAGGGTAATTATTTAGTAGTTACAAACGCTTACACGCTTATTGAGGGTAGGTTTTATGATTTAACTTTATTAGACGGAACGGAAGTAATTTACAAAGACAAAGTATTTTGCACAGACCAAACAATAAGTCAACCAAGTAACGATTATTACAAAGTAAACAAAGACGTATATAAGTCTGATACTTCTTTTGATAACGATTATATTATACTATGAATAAAACTATAAAAAACGCCAAAAATCGTGTTAATACTGCGCCTGTAAGTCATTCAGATGTAAGGGTTGTAAATTTAAGCACTTACACAAGCCCAAAAATTGTTGAAACAAAAAACAAAGATTGGGTTTCTTATGGTGCTGATAACAACTACTTTCAGTATCTTATAGATAGGTATAACGGAAGCCCTACGAATAACGCAGTAATAAACGGTATTAGTCAAATGATTTTTGGAAAAGGGTTAGATGCAACCGATTCCAATAGAAAACCAGACCAATACGCACAAGCAATATCTTTATTTAAAAAAGACGCAGTACGAAGATTAGCGTATGACCTTAAATTAATGGGTCAATGTGCTATACAAGTTATTTATTCTAAAGACAGAACGAAGATTGCACAAGTTGAACATTTGCCAGTTGAAACTTTAAGGGCTGAAAAATGCAACGAAGACGGAAAAATTGAGGCTTATTATTATCATTCTGATTGGGCTAATGCAAAACCAAACGACAAGCCTTTAAGAATACCTGCGTATGGATGTAGTAAAGAAGCTATTGAAATTTTGTACGTTAAACCTTACAAAGCAGGGTTTTATTATTACTCCCCTGTAGATTATCAAGGGGGTTTGCAATATAGCGAACTTGAAGAAGAAATATCAAACTATCATTTAAACAATATCCTTAACGGACTTGCTCCAAGTATGTTAATTAACTTTAACAACGGAACGCCAAGCGAGGAAGATAGAAGATTAATCGAACAACGTATAGCCCAAAAATTTAGCGGTTCATCAAACGCAGGAAAATTTATACTTGCATTTAACGACAATAAAGAAAGCCAAGCAGAAATAACGCCTGTACAATTATCTGATGCACACAATCAATATCAATTCCTTTCAGATGAAAGTACTAAAAAAATAATGGTTGCTCACAGGGTTGTTTCTCCAATGCTTTTAGGTATTAAAGATTCAAGCGGACTAGGAAACAATGCGGATGAGTTAAAAACTGCTACCTTATTAATGGATAATACTGTAATACGTCCGTTTCAAGACCTTTTAATTGATGCCTTTGATAAAATACTTGCTTTTAATAATATAAGCCTTAATTTGTACTTTAAAACGCTTCAACCTTTAGAATTTACAGACTTAGAGAATGTAGATGATGAAGAAACAAGAGAGGAAGAAACAGGCGTAAAGTTATCAAGCCAACAAGAAACAGAAATGTTTGAGGAATTGGAACAACTAGGCGAAGACGAAAATTTAGACGAATGGGAACTTGTAGATGAAAGACCAGTTGACTACGACCAAGAGGAAGCACTTGATAAAATGATTGGGTTAGCTACAACAGGAACAGCAAGACCAAATGCAAAAAGCGAACAAGACGGAGAAAACCAAGAGGGCGTACAGTTTAAAGTACGATACCAATACGCACCTTTAAAGACTTCAACCAATAGCAGAGAGTTTTGTAAAAAAATGGTAGCCGCTAAAAAGATATACCGAAAGGAAGATATTATATCAATGGGAGATAGAGCAGTAAATAAAGGTTGGGGGTTGAATGGTGCTGATACTTATTCAATTTGGTTTTACAAAGGTGGCGGAGATTGTCACCATTTTTGGATGCGTAAAACATACAAAGCAAAAAATCCCAATGTTAAGCCCGATGTAGGAAACCCCAATGCAGAGGTAAGTGTAAACCAAGCTAAAAAGAAAGGTTTCACTCCCGAAAAGAATGACAAAAAAGTAGCGCAAAGACCTACTGATATGCCTAACAATGGATTTGTAAATAAATAAAAAAATGGCAGTAGCATTATTTATATCAAGAACGGATTTAGTAAGAAACAGTATAATTGACGGAAATGTTGATACTGATAAATTCATCCAGTTTATTAAAATAGCCCAAGAGATACACGTTCGTAATTATTTAGGTTCTGATTTATACAATAGAATTAGTACTGACATTATAAACGATACTTTAACAGGCGATTATTTGACTTTGGTTAATACATACGTTCAACCGATGCTTATACATTTTGCAATGGTTGACTATCTTCCTTTTGCAGCTTATCAATTAAAAAACGGAGGTGTATTAAAACACAATTCAGAAAATAGCGAAACGGTATCAAAAAATGAGATTGATTATTTAGTAAACAAAGAAAGGGAGTTTGCTGATTACTATACAAGACGGTTTATTGATTTTATGTGTTTCAACCAAGAGAAATATCCCGAATACAACTCGAATAGCAATGAAGATATAGACCCCTCAAAAGATGCAACATTTAACGGTTGGGTTCTATGAGATATAAGCCAAAAAATAAAAACATAACTAAATTAAAAAAATATCTAAATGATAGCTTGGGGACAAATAATAAACAGAATAAGTTTCGGGAAAATATACGGAAGTAGTTGGGTTGGAGAATACCCATTTTTAAATATTGTTTCAGATGTAAACGACTTTGATAAAAGAGTAATAAACGACGGTGGAACAATAGAGGGGCATATTTGTCAAGTTAATAACATAAATAATACAGTATCACAATGAGCATATACGACAAAGCAAGTTTAATTCAGATACCAAGCGGATACAGAGCGGGTGAGTTATATTCAGTTATTCCTAATAGTGGAGCAGGAGATTTTACAGTAACAGGAGACCCAGAGGGCGAAGCTACAAGAGTAAACTCACAAGGATTGATTGAAAATGTAAGTGCTAACGTGCCACGTTTAGACTATCCTTTTATTGACGGACAAGTACAAGACTGCCCTCATTTACTTTTAGAGCCACAAAGGACTAATTATGCACCTTATAGTGAAGATTTTAGTAGTTGGGGCGATGTAGGTGCTACAATAACCCCAAATGCAATCATATCCCCCAACGGTACGCTTAACGCGTCTAAATTAGTTTCTACTGCTAATAATTGGCGCAAATCTTCTTCTTTTACTGCTTCTTCTGGCGTTACATATACTGTTTCAATTTATGCAAAATTAGATACTTCCACAAGCACAACAACAACACGGTTAGAGGTTTATAATGGTGCAGGTTCATTGGCTGCTAATTATAATTTATTAAATGAAACAATATCAAATAGCGGTTTTACAAGTGTATTTATAGAGCCTGTGGAAGATGATTGGTACAGAATAGGTGGTACTTATACGGCAGGAGGAACAAATAACATTTTATACATATACCCAAGTGCAGGGTATGGAACAGCAGGAACGATGTATTTTTGGGGAGCGCAACAAGAAGCAGGAACATACGCATCAAGCTACATAGCGACAAACGGTTCATCAGTTACAAGAACGCAAGACAAATGTTTAAATGCAGGTAGCAGTAGTTTATTTAACGACAGCGAGGGTACTTTATTTGTTGATTGGAAAGGTTTTCAAGCAGGTGTTATTGATAGACGTATATCTTTATCTGATACAAGTAATAATGTTGTAAGTTTAGACCTTTCAAGTGTTTCAGACAGAATAAAAGGTTCAATTTATGACGGAACTAATTTAAGAAATTTCTTATCCTACGGACATACGCATACTGATAGAAATAAAATTGCTATAAGGTATAAAAGTGGAGATAGTAAGATGTTTGTAAACGGAACAGAAGTAGCAAGTACAACAGGAACTTTTTCTTTAAGTGGTTTGTCAACATTATCCTTTTCTTCAAGGAATCAAGTAGCACAATTTTTTGAGGGAGAAGTTTATCAAACTATGGTATTTAACGAAGCATTATCTGATTCAGAACTTGAAACATTAACAACTTTATAAAATGAAGCTATTTAAAAAATACGAGTTTAACTCACAGGAACAAGCAGAAGAAAAAATCAAGGATTTAGGTACTTCTTTTGACGAATTAACAGAACAAGAATACGCAGACCATAATCACGCTATTGTAAAGTTGGGATATTTGACAATCCAAGATGGTGTATATGAAGCAGATGAGAAAGGAGAACCTATCGAAGTTGAAGCTCCTGTACTTTCTGATAAATATTCGGTAGATGTTCTTTGGGATAATTTAGATGAATCCCCTTATGGTTGGAAGTCTTATGAAATTGAGGTTGAGGGCAACGGTTCGCATACGTTTTACGGATATAATTTTTAAAAATGGACTTTACCGACTTGAAAATATACGGAATTAACTTTGGAGCGTTTGCAATTTCTTTGTCTGATATTGATGTAATATTGAAACTTACCTTATTAGGTGTTTCTATTGGCTATACAATACAGAAATGGTATATGTTAAATGACAAGAATAAGTAAACATATAAGCTACAAAGAAGCAACTCGCTCAATTACTGCTATACGTTTAGGAATTGACAACAAACCTTTTGAATATGAATTAGGCAATATGAAAGCAGTTGCTGAAAATATATTTGAACCTTTGCGTAAATGGGTTGGCGGTGCAATTAAAGTTACTTCTTTTTTTAGGTCAGAAAAATTAAACCAAGCGATTGGAGGCTCGGTTTCTTCACAACATTGTCAAGGTAGAGCGATAGATATTGATGACGTTTACGGACATAAAACAAATGCCGAAATGTTTCAATACATAAAAAACAACCTTGATTTTGATAATCTAATTTGGGAGTTTGGAACAGATGAAAACCCCGATTGGATTCACGTTTCGTATGTGAGTAATGAACGAAACAGAGGGCGAGTTTTAAAGGCTATCAAAGAAAATGGCAAAACTAAATATCTAAACTATGAATAAGATTATACAATGGCTTACAGGCGGTGTAATTAAAGAAGTTGGGTCTGTTATAGACAAACTTACTACAACTGATGAAGAACGTTTAGAAGCTAAACAAAAGATACAAGAGATTTTAGAGAAAGCTGATAGCGATGCACAGGAACAAGTTACAAAGCGTTGGGAACTTGATATGAAGTCTGATAGCGTATTAAGTAAGAACATTCGTCCTATGGTGCTTATATACCTTACTACGGTGTTTACTATACTTGCTTTTTTTGACGGTAATATAGGACAGTTTAAAGTACAGGAACAATATATACCTATTATTCAAAGTTTGCTGATAACTGTTTACGGTGCTTATTTTGTTGGTAGAACTTGGGAAAAAATAAAAAAGTAATGGCAAAAAAAACTACATCTATTACAATAATAGACAAACCAAAAAAGAAGCGCAAAGGTGTACATTCAAAAAACGCTTCTAAAGGACAAACAGGATTTAAGAAAAAATACAGAGGTCAAGGGAAATGAAAGAACTATTAAAGATTGAACTGGAAGAAGCTAAACAACTATTGGCAACAATTAAAGCAATAGTAAAAAAAGACAAAAGATATAAAAAAGGTCAATCAACAGAATTAGAATCATACTCCGATTATCCTAAAGCGGTAAGTAATAACGCAAAAAGAGGTTTAGAATTAAACGAAAAGGTAAACAATAAATGCGCTACACAAGTAGGAAAAATAAGAGCGCAGCAATTAGCACAAGGAAAACCAATTTCAAAAGACACTATTAAAAGAATGGTTTCTTATTTGTCAAGAGCAGAAGAATACTATGACCCAAACGATACAAAGGCTTGTGGAACTATCTCTTATTTGTTATGGGGTGGGTTAGCCGCCAAAAGGTGGGCTATATCTAAATTAAAAGAATTAGAAAAATAATAAGTTGTTAATAACTTACTTGACTTTTTAAAAAAAAAGTTGTAACTTTGGCGGGTAAGTGGGATATTTAGTCTTGTTTATTCTAAGTATTTAGTCAAATATTTAGATAATTAAAATTCTAAAAATATATGAATCAAAAAATCGAAAAAATTCTAAATTATAAGTCTATATCTATAAGACAAAAAATAGATAGATTACTAGAATTAGACGCTATTAATTATACAAATTTAGGTTCTGAATCAACTAAAACTCAAAGAGAAGAAGTTAAAAAAGAATCAAGATTTATTTATAGGGCTATTAAAACACTAGATACCGATTTAGGTAATTTATTCCTACAGCATCAAGATAAATGAGTAGAAGTAAAGTTGTAAAAAGGTTAGATACAGTTTTCTCTGAATATATAAGATTAAGAAACGCTGATAATAACGGAAATGTAACTTGTTTCACTTGTGGTAAGGTAGATTACTGGAAGGGAAAAGGAATGCAATGTGGACACTTTCAAAGTCGTAAACATTATTCAACTAGGTGGGACGAAACTAATTGTCAAGTTCAATGTTCAGCTTGTAATGTATTTAGAAGTGGCGAACAATATAAATTTGCCTTAAACCTAGACAAAGAGTTTGGAATGGGTACTGCGGAAGAACTACTTATAAAGGCAAATGAGGTAGTTAAAATATCAACTAAAGAATTAGAATCGTTAATAACTTACTATAAAAATCAAATTGAACTATTAAATAAATAGCTTATATTTGTATTGTTCTGTTATCATTATTGTCTTGTTTTGAAAAGAGGGGTAAATTAATTTTTATCCCTTTTTTTGTTTTATTAAAAAAATTGTTTATATTTGTCAACTAAACATTTACAATATGATACATTTAAATTTAAGTTACGAACAGTTTGAGATTGTTCAACAAGCGTTAAGACATTCAGTTAGAACCTCCGACTGGTGTTTAGCTTCTGATGAAATTGCGGAGGATTTACTAAAAACTTTAAAGACAAAAAATGACACATTCAGACGATTTATTGAGGCTTAAAAATTTGCGCATTGAAGCAATGGAAAAAGAAATGCAAAACCTCAAAGAACAGTTAATGCTTTCAGAAGCACAAGTTGAAATTTTACAAGACACATTAAAAGACTATTTACAATTATGAAAGAATCATTAAACGAGAAATTGGCTTTAATACAAGCAGAACTCAAAACAAAGAAATCAAGATACAACTCATTTGGAAAGTATTACTTTAGAAGTGCAGAAGATATACTTGAAGCTATTAAACCATTTTTAGTAAAGTATGGAGTAACGGTTACAGTTAGCGAAGAATTAATCGCTGACGGTGTTATCAAAACCTCCGCTTTAATTACAGACGGTTTAAACACTTATGGAGCAACAGCTATTGTTGGAGTAGATATGGAACAGAAAGGAATGCAAATGCCACAAAGATATGGTAGTGCATCTAGTTATGGTAAAAAATATGCTTTAGGTAATTTGTTTCTTATTGACGACACGCAAGATTCAGATGCAACCAACACACACGATAAAAAACCATTCTTAAATAAAAATACGCCACAATTTAAAAAGGTGTTGGAAGCTATTGAAAATGGTTATACATTAGACAATGTAAAAAGCAAATATAATTTAAGTAAAGAAGTAGAATCATTATTAACTAAAAATCAATAAAAATGAGTACACTAATTAATGCAAGTATCCGAGTTGACAAATTACCAAGAGAAAAATTTGTAAAAGGAAAAGACGGAGCGGTTTATTACAATTTTACAATTTCTGTAAATGACGATACACGCTACGGAAACAATGTTGGTATTTCAGATGCCCAAACTAAAGAAGAAAGAGAAGCAAAGAAACCAAAACTTTGGCTAGGTAATGGGAAAGTATTTTGGACTGACGGAAAGGTAACACTAGCCGAAAAAGAAGAACAAACTACAAACGAAGTTAATACAGTAGAAACTTCTGATTTACCATTCTAACAATTAGGGGGTTTAATAGCCCCCTTTTTTATTTTTTATATGCAAGACTTATTCACACAAAAACAGACAGAACAACAAATGTATTTAGAACTCCTTGAACAAGAGTGTAAAGTAAATACTGATGAAATTATAGAGTATCCTCCAGTTGCTTTATCAATGGGAGAAACACTTGTAAGAACAAAAAAAGGAGATATGCTTTTACCAACGCCTATAGGAACGTATGGGAATATAAGTTTTGTACAAGCACCTCCAAAAACCAAAAAGACATTTTTTATATCTTTATTGGCTTCTGTTTATTTAAGTGGTAAAAACAATTTTGGTGGAGATATTACAGGACATCGAGAAGATAAATGTTTGGTTCACTTCGATACAGAGCAAGGACATTTTCACGCTCAACGAGTATTTAAAAGGGTGCTAGATATGAACTCAAATAACGAAGTAGGTTGTTATCATACGTATGCGCTTCGTACAATAAGTTTTAAAGAACGAATACAATTTATTGAATACATTATATCTCAAAAATTAAAAGACCGAGTAGGCGTTGTTATAATTGACGGTATAGCTGACCTTGTTTCAGATGTAAATAATTTAGAAGAATCAAACGCAATCATTCAGAAGTTAATGCAATGGAGTGCAAAACATAAATGTCATATTATTACAGTAATACACAGTAATTTTGGAAGCGACAAGCCTACAGGACATTTGGGTTCGTTCCTTGAAAAAAAGTGCGAAACACAAATACAACTAGAAGCAAACACAGTAAATAAAGACTGGATAACGGTTAAATGTAAAAGAAGCAGAGGCTACCCTTTTGAAACATTTAGCTTTGAAGTGAACGAGTTTGGACTTCCTATAATTGTAGGAGATTTATATGACCCTTTAAAATAAAAAAAAATGACAAATGTAGATGTACAATTTATTCCAGTAAGAGGTTTCGCAGTAGGTTTATTGCATTATAACCCTAGACAAGAACCCGATATTGATTTTGTGGATGATGATGATTACTATGAGCAATACACTTTAATGTTTTTCTTATTTGCTATTCATATTACAATATGGGAGAATTAGAGAATATATTTAAAAAGCACAAAGATTGGGTTGATATTGTTCAAACCTTTGGCTGCAATAGAGAAACCGCTGAAGACTTAGTACAGGAGATGTATATAAAGATTCAGCTTAAAATAAATGAAGGTTTGGATATATCTTTTGGAGATGACGACATAAACCATATTTATGTTTTTAAAACATTGCGTTCATTGTTTTTAGACCTTAAAAGAAAGGAAAAAAATATATATTTAGAATCGGAGGATTTGTTGGAAGATGTAGAATCTGATTTTAGTTTAAATAATTTCGATAAGGTTTACGACCAAGTAAAAGAAGAACTAAATAAGATGTACTGGTATGATAAAAAAATATTTGAACTTATAGACAATGGCAAAAGTATAGCCAAACTATCAAGAGAAACAAATATATCTTATTATTCACTTTACAATACTTATAGAAAGGTTATAGAAAAATTAAAACAAAATTTATATTGAAAGAAACATTTAATATTGATTTAAAAAGAGGGGAACAAATTGAATTGTTTATACTTTCATTGATTAAAAAAAAATACCCTTTAGCTTATAAAGTCGAGGGATATTTTAAAGATTATGATTTATATATACCCGAAACAAATAAAAGCGTTGAGGTTAAGTGCGATGAAAAATCAAAATATACTGGAAATTTAGTTGTTGAAGTTGAATTTAATAATAAGCCGTCTGCGTTGAGTACGACAAAGGCAGATTATTGGGTTTGGTATGACGGTCATTATATTTCTATATTTAAAACAGAATCAATCCATAAATTTATTAAAGATTATAAACCAAAATTGTATAGTTTTATAGGCAAAGGAGATACTAAAGAAAAAAAAGCGTATCTTATTAAAAAAGATTTAATTTATAAATACGCAGAAAAAAAAATAATTAAACCAAATATATTATGAGATTAGGAGATTTGGTGTATTACTTCACAAAGTACACAGGAATACGTTATTTATGGAAGAAAATAAACCCCGATTGCGGATGCGATGAACGTAGGGAAAAATGGAATGAACTTAAAATAAAAAGAAATGGCTAAATTTAATCAAACCGATTATAATAACTGGAAAGAGTTTAGAGAATCAAGCAAGTCAACAATAGTACAATCCGAAAAGGAATTGATTGCAAACCTTTATTCTCAATACTACAATAAGCCTTACAGAATGCCTTGCACTTGTAACGGTAAGATATGGCAAAAAATGATAAACGATTTAAACCTAATATTTGATAATGGACTTTAAAGATGTAAACAAATTAGAGCAAACAGTTGTAGCGTTTTTAAACTTCGATAATTGGAATTTAGAATGGTGTGGAGGTGGTTTCGACCATTACGATGCTAAAGGTAAAACTCCAAAAGGCGAGGATTGTGTTATTGAGATGAAGTTTAGACAAAAATACTATTCAGATAAAATGCTTGAAAAGTATAAATACGATAAACTTATGGAACTGCCCGATAATGTAGTTAAGTTGTATTTTGTAAATGACCCCAAAGGAAATTATTTATATTGGCTTAATACGATTAAACTTCCAAAAACAAAAG